CACTAACACTAGCCTTCTTTTCAGCGGCGCTTGCTGTGCTAAACATTAATACTGTCAATATTGATGCGATCAACTTTTTCATAATATTACTCCGCTCAAGTAATCGCTAATAGGATTGCCAGCAACGGCTTAGCGTTAACCGCTTTCGGGTGCTACCCTAGCTGGCAAAGAGGTTTTATCTATTTGATAACTATTTTCTTTTTTATTCCAGACAGTTCGCTGGCGCTAGATACAATACCAACATAAGAGCAAAAACTATTGTACTTATCAATAACGCTAGAAAACTCTAACTGCTCTTTGGTTGGCTTTGGCTGCTGCTCTGCCAGTTTTTTTATAACTTTCTTTGCATCGCTAATGTTGATGTTAAACCATTCAGCCATGTGATGCTCTTTAGAAAATACCTTGTGAGCCTCTAACTCTACTTCGCTGTAATTGTAAAACTCACCCCATACAAAACACTCACCTTCACAGCCGGAAGAGTTTTGCAGTGTCTTTATTCTAGAGTTGGGGTTCTTTGTTTTACCAATCTTCACAGTGCCCATAGCTTCATTTTCTAATGCGTAAACATA